ACGGTTTCCCGGCCTGGCTCCGTGCCCACTTGAGCGCACGCGCGACGCCTTCGCCGCCAAGCTCGGAAGTCTCCGAACCCTTGATGGCAGACAGCACCTCATCCAGGACCCCGGTCGGCAGCGCCTTCGCCAGCGAGCCCCAGCCCTTCGTGCCACCGGGCACCTTGTTGATCAGGCTGCGGATGGGTTTGGCTGCCGCGCTGGCTGCCTTGTACACGCCACCCAGGGCTGCGTCCTTGAGCTTGGACAGGCCCTTGGAGACGGACCCAGCCACAGCGCGGGCGCCGCCAGCGATCTTCTCGCCTGCACCTTTGAACCAGTCGACGGCCCCGCCGAACGCGTACCCGGGCACGCCGCCAGCTGCCGGGGACGGTCCGCTGCGGCCTGCTCCCCCACGGGATGCCGCACGCAGCCCCTCGACGACTCGGTGCCCACCCGCGCCCTGCACTTCCTTTGCGGTCCACACGTGCTCGCCGCGGGAGAGCCGCGCGGGGATACTGTCGCTTGTGCCGGTGCCGGGCCCGTGAACGGCGCCGCCCTCAGCGAACTTGAACACGGACAGCTTTTTGAGTGGCAGGACCTTCGCGGCAGTGTTCCAAAGCCCGCGCACGCCCTTGTTGTAGACGACGTCGATGACCCATTTGATCGGCTTCTTCGTCAGGTCTTTGATTTTCGCCCAGGCTTTGCCGATGCCGTCTTTTGCCCGGCGAAAGGAGTCCGCGACCTTGCCGATAGCGCTCTTCAGCGCGTTGAACGCCGGCCTGATCCCTTTGTTCCACACGGTGGAGATCACAGAGCGGATCCCGTTCCACACTGGCTTGACGACCTTGTCGCGCAGCCAGCGGAATACGGAGCCCAGCCCGCGGATCGCCGCCTTGACCAGGTTGAAGTACCTGACAACGACGTTCCGCCACCACCAGAGGATGACGGCCTTGATCCCGTTGAAGACCGGGCGCACCACGTTGCGGTACAGCCAACTGAAGACGGCCCCGGCGAGGCGGATCGCTCCGCGCACGAGCGCGAAGTATCGCTTGACGATGTTGTTCCACCACCACGCGATGACCGCACCGATGCCCCGGAAGACGGGCAGGAAGATGGTTTGCCACAGCCACATGGCGATACGGCCGACCATCCGCCAGTAGTTGATGATGAACGTGAAGTAGGGCCGGATGATGGTGGTCCACAGCCAGAGGACGATCGCCGCGAGAGCGTGGAAGACCGGTTTGAGGACGACGTTCCAGGTCCACAGGGCTGCTGTGCGGATGCCGGCCCATGCTGCCTGCACGGCAGTCCGGAACCAACCCCACCGCTGGTACGCGTAGACGACTGCTGCGACCAGCGCGACGATCGCGATGACGATCAGAGTGATCGGGTTCGCTGACATGACGGCGTTGAAGATCGCTAGGCCGATGGTCCACAGCCGGGTCGCGATCAGCGCCAGGTACATGCCCTGGATCAGCCACGGCAGCGTCTCCGCGATGGACGCGATGGCACTGGCAAGCGCGCCCAGGATCGTCAGTGCAGGGCCAGACAGTGGTGCGAGTGCTCTGGACACTTCCAGGAAGGCGCGGCCGATGTCCCCCAAGGTTCTCGCGAGTTGCGGGCCCATCCGTGCGGCGTAGTCGAGGAATCGTTCGAACTCGGGTGAGCCCTTGAGCCCGGTGCCCCACTTCGCGAACCGGCCCGTGATCCGTTGCATGGTGCGTGAGATGTCGTCCATATGCGGCAGGAAGGCGTGGACGATGCCGGCCATCCCCTTGAACACGCGACCGAAGGACACGCCGAGCCCGACGAGCGCAGGCTCGACGCTCCTGGCCAGGTCCCTTTTGAACGTCTTCCACCATGGCGACTTGAAGCCGCGACTGACGCGGTCCTGCAGTTTGCCGATCGCGCGGGCGGCGGCCAGAACGAACGGCGTCAGACCTGGCAGGCTGCGCCTCATACCGTTCAACGCCCGGGTGAAGATCGGCATGACCTTCGGCTGCAGCGATCTCGACCAGGTGGTGACCGCTTTCCGCAGCGAGACGAACGCGTTGAACGTGCCGCGTGCCGCAGGCGTCATGGCCGCGAGCTTCTGCTTGTACGCCTGCTGCGCCTGGGCTGCTGCTCGCTGCGAGGCCGCAGTCCCGTCCTGCGCCCGGGTGGCGGCGTCCTGCGCTGTCTTCTGCGCGTCCAGAGCGTCCTTGACGTCAGTGATGGCGGGCACCGCCACCGCTGCAAGAGCCCCGACCCCAGCAGCAGCTGCCACTGCGGCAGACCCGATCGATCCGATACCGGCTGCAACAACCGGCAGCACCGGGATGGCTGCAACGCCGAGGATGGCGACGCTGAGACGTCCGAGTGCCGCGACCGCCTGCCCGGTGTCAACGTCCGTGTTGATGTGTATGCGCCGCCTGTCGGTGGCGTTGATCTGCGCGAGCAGGGCCGTCAGCTCCGCCCGCGCTGCTCCGGTGTCGACACGCACCTGCGGATTGGGGTGCCGCTCCCCCAGCTCCCTCAATTGACGCTCAACACTCTGGATGTCAGCGCGGGCCGTGGCGACATCGACATCGATACCGATCCGCTGCCGGGAGAGGATCTCTAGACGCGCCCGCAGCGCTTGAATGTCAGAGTCGGCATCGGACGTATCTGCGCCGATCGTGATGTCTGGGATCGAGCGGAAAGCTGCTTCGATCCTGGCGCGGGCTGCACGGCCGAACGCGCCACCGGTCGCACTGCCTTGCCGGGCCGCGGCCGGGGTGGAAGTGCGACCGCCCTGGGTGATGCCGGTGCGGACCGCATCCCGGATGCCGTTGGCGATCTGACGGCCGATGATGTTGCCGATGTCGCGGCCTGCACGGTCGGCAGACGGGGCTAGGCCCTGCTGAAGCTGCCGGTAGATGCCCCGCGTGTTGGGGACGACATCGACCTCGACGGAGCCGACGCTGATGGCCACAGGAGGACTCCCTCCTGCGCTATGCGGCGCCTCCGTTGATGAGCTGGAACAGCACCTCGGCGCCCTCGTCCGTCATGGGCGCGGCCTTCTTCTTGCGGGGCTGCGAGCCGGGGCGCCGGATAGGCTCCGGCACCTCCGGACGCTGGCTCTTCTTCTCCGTGTTGACGCAGATCAACGTGTACTGAAGCTGCGCCACCCGGTCCGCCAGCAGCGCCAGCAACTGCTCGGTCTGCGACCAGCGGCCCTTCTCCGGCTCACCGGCGTCGGATTGCGCATCCAACTCCTCGTCACTCATCGAGTTGCGGATGGCGGTCATGGTGGCCGACTCGGGCGGCAGATTCTGAATGAGCACACGCAGCCGGCGCCACGACATGCGGCCCCGGTGGACATCGAGGATGTCGATGCGCCGCTCCAGCAGATCAGCCTCTACCGCCTCCGCGTGCTCCTCGAGGACGCTCGCGGTCCACTGGATTTCCCCAGTTCCTCACCCCCGGCGCGGGCCGCGGCCTCAGCGAACCGGCCGACTGCGTCCATGTCCGGGTCAAGGTCCTCGAAGATCTCGTAGTCGTCCTCGTGCAGGACTCGCTCCATGAGTCCGTCAATGTCGCCCGTGTTGAGCGCGCGGAGCGCAGAGGCGCGCCAGCGGCTTGCAGGGAGGGTGCGGACATCCTTAGTGACGCCGTCGTATCCAGCCAGGGGCACCGAGACGTAGGGGTCGTGCTCCTGCTCGTGCTCCTGCTCGGCCTCCGCTTCCTGGGCTGCGGCTGCATCGAGCTGAGCCTTGGTCGTGGGCATGCGCGGGCCTCCTGTTCGTGGCGCGGGCTGAGGGGTGAAGGTGGCGGGCCGGGCCCGCGCCAGGGCGACCCGCCACCCGTCTGTGTGGGCTCAGGAACCGGTGTAGGCGGGCGTCGCCGGGACACTGTCGAGGTGGTAGACGGTGTTGCCCGCGTCATCCGGATAGGCGGTCACGGTGATCTCGTACCCCGCCATTTCGTCCTGCTTGAAACTCACATCGGACCGGTCACTCACTTCGCCCTGGGGGACGTAGAAGCCCTTCGCGACGCTGCCGTCCATGACGAGGAACCACCAGGCGCGGCGGTCCGGCTGCGGGCTTGCTGTCTCCGCGAACGAGGTGAGGCCGTCCACATCTGGCTCAAGCGCGGCGGCGTCGATGCGGTACATCACCGACTGGACGGCCACGCGCGACGTTTCCCACAGCGTGACGCCGAACGTGCGGACGCTGGAGGTGACGACTGTGCGCCACGGCGACGTTTGTCCCCACGGGGTGAACGCCTCATTGTCCTCGTCGAAACCGTAGGTCAAGCCGTCGTCGCTGATCCCGCCGAGCGGCTCCCACGGGCTGACGGGCTGTGTAAGAGGGGACGCTGGGGAAGCGGTGCCCGTAGGCGCTACCCAGCCCCCGCCGTTCGCGCCCACCACCGCGAGGTCCGCGGCACGGGTGATGTTGACCATTGGGTCTCCCAACATGCGAAAACCCCGCACACAGGCGGGGTTGGGTTACAGGTCCGGCGCGGGCCTGCCGGTCAGGAGACCGGGTGAACGAACATCTGGTAGGTCGCCCCACAGCGGCGCAGTGCCGTGTTCTCGTAGGGCCTGATAGCGGGCGGCGGGTCGGAGGAAATACGACCCCACACGGCGCCGGTGGTCCGGCTGCCGCACAACTCGGTCAGAAGAAGACCGCGGATCGAGGCCGCGAGCGAGATGGCTGCACCTCTGCTGGCCGCGTACACGTCGATGTCGACCAGTGCACGGTCGAGTCGGTATCCGTCGTCCGACCCAGCAGGCACTCGCTGCACTTGCACCGTCGGCAACTCCCCGAGGAGATTGTTGTCGAGCTCGTCGCGGACGACGACGCCGCTACCGAGGCGGGCCTGGAGCCAGGCGATCAGCTCCAGTTCGACGTCGACCGACCCGACCGGGGAGGCCATCAGTTGACCCCGCTCTGTGCGGCACGGAGCAGAACGTGTTGGGCGGGGGCCAGCTCGGTGCCGTACTCCACGAATCTCGCGTGCGGCGCGCTGTTCCACACCGTGGCCGTCGCACGGTCCCGGCGACGGCCACCGCGGCGAGTGCTGCTCGTGTGCCATGAAGCCTTGTACTGGCCCGGGTGCGGGTCCCGCGCACTGTCGCCCGTGGGCGAGGAGCTAGCCGCGCTGGCCTTGATGACGCCAGCGCGGCGCAGCATCTCCGCCTCGATCTGAGGGCTGCGCAGCAGCTCACCGACGCCGCGGCGGTTCAGTCTGACGCGTGCCATGCCAGCCTCCTAGCCCGTCACACGGTTCGCAGCGAACTGCACAGGCCCCGAGGTGCCAGTGAAAGGGTTGCGCCCCCAGTCGCCGGGCTCCCCCGTCACCTCGCACACCGCACCACGGATACGGAACTGGTCCGTCGTCCGCACATCGACCCCGGGCGGCGCGTAGATGGTGTAGCCGACGATGACTGTGTCTCGGCCTTGCTGCTGGACGCCACCGATCTGTGGTGTCTCTGCCCGTGGCGTCACCACACAGCCCGGCATGTCCGTCTCCGTGAGAGGCCCGGGAATCGGCTGGCCCCGCGAGTCGCGGCCAGGTGACTCGCCGCGACGGAGGCGCACCACCGTCTCCCCATACGGGTATGGGGCGGGCATCAGACCCAGCCCCAGCCGGGCTCGTACTCCAGGCCCGGCCCGTAGGAGTCGTCGATCGGCCACGTCGGCGACGGATCCGCCGTCTCCGGCGTCGGATCGACCGTGAACGCCCCACCCCGGCCCGCCATGCTCTTGAGCGCGCTCTTGTCGGCCTTCGTGAGATACAGTCCGCCAGAACCCTGCGGGCGCTGCACCGACATGGGGCCGATCGTCTCGTAGGACACCTGCTGAGGATTGACGTAGGCTCGGCTGGCTGCGGAGAGCACCACCGCCTCCGCCCCATCGGGCAGTGGCGTCACGACCGACAGACACAAGTTTGCGGCCTGCCGCAACAGTAGGTCCGCTCGATCGCCCTGAATCTCGTCCAGGCCCAAGTACAGGGCCAGATCCTCCGCGGTGGGCAGTGTGAACGCCACCATGGCCTCCTCTCAGGCGAGGGCCTCCACTGCGTCGCACCAGGCGGCCAGTTCCGCTGCTGGGTCAAGTTCGCGGCTGCGGGCGCGCGCCCGTTTCGCTGCGAGCCGGTATTCGGCCGGGTCGTCGAGGAGCTTGCGGAGCACCGCCTCATAGCCGTCCAGGTCCGAGCGGTCCGCGAATACGCCGGCCTCGCCGAGCGATTCGCACAGTCCCGGCGTCGGGTGCGCCACCACGGGGATGCCGCTTGCCAGGGCCTCGATGCCGGCTCGGCCCCACGACTCATACGAGGACGGCATGAGAAGCACGCGGGTGCGGGCATACACCCGCTCCGCCATCTCCTCCCCCGGCATCTGCTTGAGCACCTCGACGTTGTCCAGGCCGTCGTAGTCGACCTGCTCGCCATAGGCGCCGCGCACTGCGAGGAACTGCTGGTCCGGCATCCGTTCCGCGAGTTTCGCGAGGACGTTGCCGCCCTTCTCCGGGTTGCAGTTGACCAGCGTCACAGCCTTACCGGGCCGCGCCTTGTACTCGCCGGCGAACACCGGAGGGCGCACAATCAAACTGGCCGTCGGGCGGATGCTCTTGGGGTACTCGGCGAAGAACAACTCCGCTTCCGCCTGCATCCACTGACTGTTGTAGACCACCAGAGCGGTCTGGCCCGCTGCTGCGTCCCGGAACGTCGGCCTGTGCGTGTTGTGGCACACCACAATCAACGGCTTGCCGTAGCCGCGGGCCAGAGAGCCCGTGCTGGGCACGCACTCCAAGTGCGACAGCAGCACATCCGCCTTACGCACCGCCGTCGCGAAATCGAGCCGCGCCTCCAGCGGGACGATGCGGATGCCCCGGTATTCGTAGACCTCGTGGGTCTTCCCGTACCGGGACAGCCACACCTCCACCTCGTGGCCGCGCTCCACCAAAGGGCGCAGCATGCTGATGAGCATGTGCTCGGCGCCCGCGTTGTGCTCGGGCGGCGCCGCATGCACGCGGGCGACGAGCCTCATCCTCAGGTCCCCGACGGGGTGCCGGTGAACTTCACGAACGC